AAAATGAACAACAAAAACTTCATTTAAAACATCCTGAGATTGCTGACCCTATAAAAGGTGGTGCAGTTAAAAGTAATATCATGGGTTATTTAAATTCTAAAGGCTTCTCAAATGATGATGTCGCAAGAATTTATGATTCAAGATATTTTGATGTGATCATGGATGGTATGAGTTTTACAAAATCTAAATCAGTTAAACCTGGTTTAGTTAATAAAAAAGTAAAACCATCAAAAGTTGTGAGATCAGGTGTCAAAACGACAAAAGCTGAAGAAAATAGTCAAGCAAGGTTGAGTAGAATTAAAACGCTGAAGAAATCAGGAAATCCAAAAGATGCTACTGATTTATTGATGCGTTATTTATAAACTAATAACCTAATAGGACAAATAACATGGCAACATACGCAACATATACTACAGTTGGTATAAGAGAAGACTTAGGAGATATTATCTACAGTATATCACCTACAGAAACTCCTTTTATGTCAGGTGTTGGTAAATCAAAAGCAACAAACACTCTACATCAATGGCAAACAGATGCTTTATCTGATGTAGCAGCAAACGCACAAGCTGAGGGAGCAACAATCAGTTACCCTACGCTAAGTGCAACAACTAAACTGGGTAACCACACACAGATCAGTTCAAAAGCTGTTCAAGTATCAGGAACAAATGATGCTGTAACATCTGCTGGAAGAAACTCTGAATTAGCTTACCAAGTAGCAAAATCTGCAAAAGAATTAAAAAGAGATATGGAAACAGCTCTTTTATCTAATGTAGCTGCTGCTGCTGGTTCTGCTGGATCACCAACAAGAAAATTAGGTGGAGTTCAAACATGGATTTCAACTAATGTATCTGCTGGTGCTGGTGGATCAGGAGCTGGTGGTGGAGCTATCAGAACTGATGGAACACAAAGAGCATTTACAGAAGACCTTTTAAAAGGTGTTTTGGTTCAATGTTTCAATTCAGGTGGAAACCCAAACATGATAATGGTTAATGCTTTTAACAAGCAAAGATTATCAGGTTTTACTGGTGGATCTACAAGATTTGACGCAGCAGAAGATAGAAGATTAATAACTTCTATTGATGTTTATGAGTCAGATTTCGGAACTATGCAAGTAGCTCCTAATAGATTCATTAGACAAGCTAATGCAACTGCAGCAAAAAGAGGACAAGATGCTCTAGTATTAGAGATGGATATGTTTTCTGTTGCTTTCTTAAGAGATTTCTCTCTACAGAATCCTGCACAAACTGCTGACGCAGATCAGAGATTCATGGTAGCTGAGTACACTCTTGAGTCAAGAAACGAAGCTGCAAGTGGAATGGTTACAGATATAACTACTTCATAAGCAATCTAATTGTGTTGAGGGGTGTAACCTTTTAAAAACTACACTCCTCACACTTAATCAAGTTGAAGTCTTAAATAGGTTATAGACGGAACGACAAACGGAGAAAAAAAATGAGAACATTAAACGACTACTTTATAACAGTAAGACTTACTGATATATCCTCAGCAGGAGATGCTTATGTAGCAATACCTGATGGTGGTAGAGTTATCAAAATTCATACTGTTCAAGAAGCTGCAATAACTGGAGCTGACGCTGCAATTAGTTTTAGAACTAAACAAGGTGGAAGCACAATAATGACAGGATCAGGAATAACTGTTCCTTATGCTGGAGATACTGCTGGAGATGTAAGAACAGTATCACCTACAGGAGTAAATCTTGTATCTGAGGGCGACTTTATTAAAGTAACGACAGATGGTGCATCAACAGGAGCTTGTCCTTTGAATTGTACTTTTGTTATTAGAAGATAAGGTATATAAGAATATTTGGGGGAGCTAGTCTAGCGATAAACTCCCCTTAAAAAATAAATAGGAGAAAAAAATATGAGTTTTAATTACGCTTTAAAACCTACAGTAATAAATAATATAGCTATGGCAGGAGCAGGAACAACTGCATCAGTACAATCTAATGCTTTTGGTTCACAAACTGAATATGTAAGATTAGTTTCAGCAGTAGATTTTTTTGTTGATTTCGGAGCAAATCCAACTGCAAGTTCAGCAAAGATTCTGATAACTGCTGACCAACCTGAAGTGTTTAAAGTTACTCCAGGTGAAAAAATTGCTGGGTTAAATGCTACTAATAGTGCAATTCTTTATGTTACTGAACTAAGTGCATAATGGCTAAAAAAAAAGGTTTATATGGTATTAGCAATTATGTTAAAACTAAACCTAGAAAAAGACCTGGTCGTCATGCAAAAAGTTATAGTAAAAGAACACCAAGTAGAAAAAAAAGTAGAGGTCAAGGATAAATGAAAGATATTGTTAAAGACGGATTACAAACAACTACTTATAATTTAGATGAACAAGAAAAAAGAGTTGTTGTAAAAGAAGAAACAAACATTGATCCTCATTTAAAACATAACAAAAGATTATATAATCTTAATGATGGCTACTCTAAAACAAGAGATTTAAAAAGAGTTGCTTCTATACCTTTAGGTGCATTACAAATTTGGGCTTTAGAATATGATCCAAGTTGTAAAGGTAATTGGTGGAAACTTCCAAAAGAAACTCAAAGTAAAATACTTAAACTCAAATTGAACAGTAGTGAGTTTAAATATTTTAGAACAGCAGACGGAAAATTATAATGGCATTATCAAACTACACAGAATTACAATCATCTTTAGCAAATTGGTTAAACCGGTCAGACCTAACAACTGAGATTGCAAATGATTTTATTGTTTTAACAGAAAAAGATTTTAATTCTAAATTAAGAGTTAGAAAACAAATATCACAAACTACAATTACTGTTAATGCTGAAACTGCAAATTTACCAACAGGATTTTTACAAGTTAGAGATTTTTATATTCTTGTAGGATCAGAAAAATATGCTTTAACTTATATGACTCCCCCACAAATGGATCAAATAAGAGGTACATCAACAACAGGTATTCCAAGAGTTTATACTATACTTGGAGATACATTTAGATTTTCACCTAAACCTGATACAACATACACAGGGTATTTAAATTTTTATAAAGAGTTTGACCCTTTATCTGCATCAAACACAACAAACTATATTTTAACTAATCATCCATCTATTTATTTATATGGTTCTTTATATCATGCTTCTAATTTTTTGGGTGGTGTTGATCCTCAAAGAGTACAACAATGGCAACAACTCTATACTACTGCTTTAGAAAGATTAGAAAGAAACGATAGAGAAGATCAGTTTAGTGGTTCGCCTTTACAAATTAGAGGAGATACTACTGTTGAAGCTGCTTTTTCTTCAAACATTATACCAACAATTAACAATAATGCTTAAATGAAAAAACTTACAACAAAACAAAAAGAATTATTAAAAAAACATTCATCTCATCATACAAGAAAACACATGGAAGAAATGGGTGAAGCTATGATGCAAGGATCTAGTTTTTCTAAAGCACATAAAAAAGCATTAAAAAAAGTAGGAGTATAAATGCAAGTACCTTTTGGCGAATGGCTTCCTGACCAACCAGCATATTTAAATCCTGGTGCTAATGAAGCTAATAATGTTTACTACGCTGCAAGATCATATAAACCTTTTCCATCTTTAGTAAAATTTTCAACAAATAATATTGGTGCAAATTCAAAAGGAGCAGGTTCTTTTAGATCAACTTCTAATGTAGCTAATAACTTTGCTGCAACAAAAACTAATATTTATAAATTAGAACAAGGTTCTTTTACTTCTATTAAATCAGGACTAACAGGAACAGATACAGATTTTTTTACCTTTACACAATTTGGCGATCATATTATTGCAAGTAATGGTAAAGATGCTCCTCAATATTTTTTAATGGGAACATCTAATAGCTTTGCTAATCTAAGCACTATTGCAACAAGTGGTACTCCACCAGTATTTAGAACATCAGGTGTCATCAGAGATTTTTTAGTTACAGGTAATCAAAATGCAAATCGTAATAGAGTTCAATGGTCAGGTATTAATGATATAACAACTTGGACTCCAGGAACTAAACAAGCAGACTTACAAGACTTACCAGGTTCAGGTGGTCAGATCGTAGCTATAACATCAGGTGAGTATGGTTATGTATTTAGACAAAACGAAATAGTAAGAATGGATTATGTAGGTGGTGCAACAGTATTTAGATTTTCAGTTGTATCTCCTAATAGAGGTGCAGTTTATGGAAAGACAGTTTGCCAAGATAACAGGAGAGCTTTCTTTTATGCTGATGATGGTTTCTTTGAAGTAAGTGGCGATCAAGTAAAAGCTATTGGTGCAGAAAAAGTAAATAGATTTTTTGATGTAGATTTAAATAAAGCATTCTCAGATAGAATAGTAGCTGCTGTAGATCCTTTTAATCAATTAGCTATTTGGTTATATCCATCATCTCAAGACACAGCAAATACTACAGGTATATGTGATAGAGTTATTGTATATAATTATGTTACAGAAAAATGGAGTATAGCTGATGCTTCTGCTTCTACAATTTTTACACAGTTTTTAGGAGCTTACACAGTAGAACAAATGGATTTGATTTCAGGAAACCTAGATAACATTAACATTTCTTTAGATACTACATTTTGGGATGGAGGACAGTTATCTTTAGGAGCAATAAATTCAAGTTTTGAGTCAGCTATCTTTTCAGGTGATTCAGGTGAAGTAACCTTAGAAACTTCAGAATTAGAGTTGTTTCCAGGATTAAGAAGTGATATTACAGAAGTAAGACCGATTGTTGATGCCAATGCAACAGTAGCAATAACAAAAAGAGAAAAATTAGTAGATCAACCAGTTACATCTAGTTATTCATCTATGGTTACAAGTGGTAGTGTACCAGTAAGACAATCAGGAAGATATGTAAGAGCAAGTGTTAAAATCCCAGCAGGTACTGCTTGGAAAGATGCACAAGGGGTTAATTTTGTAGCTTCAAAAGCAGGTGGAAGATGACAGATAAAACTGATATAGACAATGTACGATACAGTTTAGACACACAGGAATTTTTTCAAAGACAAGTAGAAGAAGCTGTTAATGTTTTAATTAACGAAAAAAATACAGAAAACAATAAAGCATTTGCTTGGTTTTTAGGAGATTAAAAAAAATAAATGACAAGTAACATTAAAGATTATTCAACAACCCAATCTAGCAACACTACATTAAATACAATTAATGTTGCAGAGGGAATGTTACCATCCAATCTTAATAATGCCATTAGAGCATTAATGAAAAATACTAGAGATTGGTATAATGATGCACAATGGGTAGAGTATGGTGTTGGATCAGGAACTCCAGTTGTAGCTTATGCTTCAGCAACTTCATTTACTTTAACAGGTGCAGATTCAACATCTCAATATGTTGCAAATAGGAGAGTTAAAGCTATTGGTTCTTCAACAGGAACAATTTACGGAACAATATCTTCTTCTGCTTTTAATGGTGTAACAACAACTACAGTAAATGTTACTTGGGATTCAGGACAACTTTCTTCAGAAACATTAAGAATTTATATTGGTATTTTAACACCAACTAATACTTCAATTCCTTTAGGTGTTATTGGTTCAGCTCAAATTGCAGATGGATCTGTTACTACTGCTAAGATTGCTAATGATGCAATTAATAATGATAAGATTGCAGACAATGCAGTTCAAGCATCACAACTAAATGCAAATGCAGTAACAGAAGCTAAAATAAATGCTAATGCTGTTACAACAACAAAAATCGCAGATGATGCTATAACAACTGCAAAGATTACAGACGCTAATGTTTCTACTGCTAAATTAGCTGACAACGCAGTTACTACTGCAAAAATAACTAATTCAAATGTTACTGCTGATAAGTTAGCTAGTAACGCTGTTACTACTGCTAAGATTACAGATGCAAATGTAACAACTGCAAAGATTGCAGATAACAATGTTACAACTGCAAAAATATTAGATTCAAATGTTACAACAGCTAAAATTGCTGATGATGCAGTTACTGCTGCTAAAATAGCAGATGCAGTTTTAGTTACAGCTTCTGAACAATCAGGATCTACACCTGATGATGTTACAGTATTTACAACTTCAGCAGCTAATAATAGATTTTTTAATGTAGATAGTTCTGAAACAATTAATTCAGGACAAACATGGTCAGATAGTGATTCGTTTATTGCAACAACAGCAGCTATATCAGCTAGAGTTATAGATTTAGTAGATGATGTAGGTGGCTTTGTTCCGATAGCAAATGAAACAAGTTTTCCAAATGTAAATCCTGATGTCAATAATGGTGTAGGAACTATTGTTAGTGTTGAAGCACTTGCAAATTCTTATACTGCAAGTGGATCAGGTGTTGTAACTATACCTAATGGTACAGTTGGTAATTCAACAGTTACATTAAATGGAGTTGCTAATGGTTCTTCTTTACCTGCTGGTTATGGTATCTTAGTTGAATCAACAACAACTCAACACACATACAATTTTCATAGATTAGTTCCTAAAGCAACTGAAGTAACAACAGTAGCTGGAATATCAACTGCAATTTCAAATGTTAATTCAAACTCATCAAATATAAATACAGTTGCAGGAAATTCTACTAATATTAATACAGTAGCTGGTATATCTTCTAATGTAACAGCTGTTGCTGGTATCAGTTCTAATGTAACAACTGTTGCTGGTAATAATACAAATATTAGTACAGTAGCTTCTAATAATTCAAATGTAA